GATCACAGGTTGTATCGTCACAATCTCAACCCTTTCGGTGTCACAGACAATCCCAATCTGCTTAATTACATCGTCCCCGGTTTCAACGCAATCTCAGTCAGCTCCAACGCTGACTGGATATCAGCCGCCGTTGTCTCCTCAACATCCGATCTCAAGTTCCCCACTAAATATTGTTCTGGTTTTTTTAGAATTGTCGCCGCTGGGTATGAAGTCGTCAACACCACCGCTTTTTTTTTATAAGGGTGGTTCTGTCACTTCCTACCGTTCTCCCGGCAACTCTTTTTCCTCCAATTTACTCAATGTTTCTAGTGAGAACGTCTTGTCTCACCTTGCCTCCACCCCCCCTTCCACTCAACAACAAGCAGCCCTCTACCCTGACTCCAAAACTTGGTCAGCAGATCGTGGCGTCTACGGAATCTGTACCCTTAATTCCCAAGACGTCCCTTATGTTACACCTATTCCTGGTTCTCAGGGTGGTCTGATTCGTAACGCTGACATAAATTATCTTACTACCGGTGCAAACCCTAGTAGGATCGTTTATCTCCCACGTGATACGACCCACTATACAAGTGGTGCAAACACAGTTTTGCCATTTGATATATCTGGTTCGATTCTCACTGGCCTACATCCTAACTCAGCCCTACAAATCACTGTTCGCTATGTTGTTGAGAGAGTTCCTACCATCACTGAAAGTGATCTATTGCCCCTCGCTAGACCACCTGCATCTTACGATCCTGTGTCCCTCGAACTCTACACTCACATCATCACCCGTCTTCCCATGTATTGTCCCGTGGATGACAACCCCGATGGTGAGTGGTGGGAGTCTCTTCTCGACGCTTTGTCGGCCATTGCTCCCGTCGCTGGTGCTGTTCTCGCACCTCTGACAGGTGGCGCATCTGTTCCTATAGCAGCTGCAGTCACCGGAGCCTCCCAAGCCGCCAAAGCTCTCGCCAAGAACCGTTCCCCTGCCGCCAAGGCTGCGTCCGCGTCTGTCGCTAGTAGCAAACCCGCCCCCAAGTCTCACCCCAAACAATAGCTACTTAGGTCTGTGTAAATAGACCTTGACTTTTCTTCTCTTTGATTCTGTCG